ATCAACCCATAATTGATTCTGATCGATTGTAGTTGGAGTATTATTAGTGTTATCACATACTACCAAGTAGTCGTAAATGCCACGTTTTGCCACTATATCAATCATTAAACTTACTATGGTGTTGCTAATTTCAGTACGTGTAATTTGATCGTTTGGTTCAAACAAGTATTGTTTACCAATTGTTGCCAATCTAGAACGAATAAAGCACACTAAACGAGCCACATTAATACGATCCAATGCAGTTGCTGTTGCTTGCAATGTCTTATTGCCAAAGTTAACAATTCCGGTACCTGGCACAAAAGTGATTGGATTTATGTTATGTGGATACAATACATCACGTAATCCTTGACTTACACCTAAAGTTTCAAATGCACCAGTCATGGCGTCTATATATCCCAATTGGAATGCATTGTCAACTAACCCACGACGTGTTCCTGCAGGAGCTAACCATGGATAAGCAACTTCATCACTACGAATGATAGTGCGAAGCATCATATGACTTGGATATGTAACTGCATCATTACCACTCAAATCTGTTGTTCTGCAACTTGGATAAAATGTTGCTGAATAAGTATCACCAGCTGCTAAATTGCCATCCGCAGTCGGTAATCCAAGTCCATTATTATTAGTTGCCCAAGTAACTACATCATTTGGTGATAAACGCAATGGAGTATCAATAATGCTAAATGCCACATTATTAATTTCATTGTTTAACGCTACCATATTAGGAGCTAACTCAGGATAACCAGTAACTGCAATCAGATTGTAGTTATTCTGTTCTTCACGTAGTTGAGCATTTGTATCAATTGCATGTTGCATTGCGGCAACAATAATTTTACGTTGTGATTGTCTTCCCATGTATGGCGAACCATCTGGGCGTGTTCCAGTCGCAGATACCCATGTATTAGTTTCAGTTTGTATTGACCAATATGTCGGTTGTGTATCGGGTGCCTCATTTGTATTGTTTTTAATACATGCATATACTATGGTTTCATATTGAACATATTGCCCAATCGTATACGCAGTAGTAGAATTCCAATCATATGTAGGGAAACTATTGTTATTGAAATAGTTAGATTCAAATTTCTTAACATTAAATCCTGACCGACGTGTATTCCACATTAAAATACCAGATGGATACAATTCTGCATTAGGTGCGTCTTGATCTAAGTAATCACTTGTTAGTAAACTGGCAATCGTAGGTAATGCAGCAGTTACAGGATCTGTTGTGCCGTTAGGCGCCCACCGAGCATCAGCAAAAACGATGCCGTTAGACTGAGTAGAATCTGCATTGTTTAGTTGTACCCACTGATCAACGCCGGTAACATTTTGCCATCTGTACAATAATGGATAATTTTCTAAATCACTTATATCCACCCATAAATCACCATATACCAATGGACTTAACGATGAGTTTGTCTGTGTTGTTGGTGCAACCGTGCTGATTATAGGACCAGTTGCGTTACATAATGTCAAATTATATCCACGAGCATCACTTGTTACCGTTTGATAACCTACCCATACTCCATTTTGTTGAATCATAATATCAACTTGTGTAGGATCACTATAATACCAGTATGTACCTGATGCTGGATTTTGATCTGGAGCTGTATCAGACGCAGTGTAAGTATATGTTGGATTTCCAGCCCAATTACTTAATATAATGCCAACAGCTGATCCATTAACATAATTATTTCTGCATAAGAAAGTGCTAGAAATAAATCCTGCTGTTTCTACCGCTGTGCCTGAAACATCTGTCAGAGTAATATCACCGCCTGAACTGTGTGTAAACACAATTGCGCCAGCACTATTTACAGAAGCACTAACATAAGGCACATTTGCAGAACTTACTGCAGCTGTGAAATCACTTGAGGTAGTGCCTGATATTGTCGCAGTTGCTGTTATACTATTTGGCGAACCTGGTTGTGTTGCTGAAATAGTGAAAGAATTTCCAGAAATAAAAGTAGGACTTGTTTCTGCACCAGTTACAACTGTTGGTCCTGTGATATAACGTTCAAAAACTGTAAACCCAGCAGTGTTGTTGTTGTATGGTATAGATTTTGCATACAATGAACCAGAAGGAATAGATTTGCCACCTGTTGATGGATCCAATCCATAAATTGCAGCTGAATCACTTGAGTACACAGGAACATTACGTATTACAAATAATCCTAATGTTGAATTGTAAACCTTCATTACAAGATTAGTGCCAAGATTAATACTATTAGTCTTTTGCCAAATCGATCCTGTTATCCCGGTAGCTGATGATCCACCTTGGCTCCAAATAGGAACTTGATAGCTAGGACTTGCTTGGTATATAGGAGCATTATAAGTTCCTGTTGCAATACCTAGTGTAGTAAGAGAAGTTCCAGCACCGTTTGATATAACAACAGTGCCAGATGGAGTACCAACTTGACCGCCGCTAACATATGCGGCAATTTCTGTTGATGCATAACTTACTGAAGTTGTTGTGCAACCAGTAACAGTATACGTCCCATTGTATCCAATTGGGGTAACATTATCAATTGAAATCGTGCTGCCTACCGCGAATGGTGCACTTGCTTGTGTTGCAAAAGTTAATGTTGCAGTAGTACCATTACCTGATGCTCCTGTTAGCGCAATATTAACGCCAGTTGCAGTTGCATCGGCGTATATATTCAATGCTCCACCAATATTAGCAGCATAAACTCCGGTTAATCCAGCTACAGTAATAGCATCAACTATTCCACTAACTGTATTGGTTGGGCTAGCAGGCACGGTAACAATTGCACCATTAATTATGAATGTGTTTCCGGCAGTTAAACTTGTTGGAGTATTTGAACCTTGTACTGTTGCCCATGATGATTGCCAGTCAGTACTTCCTACTAATACCCAGGTATTATACATTGTGGTAATTCTAGTATCATCTGATTGAGTAGTCGTTGGACCACCACGTTTGAAATAAATAGGATTTGTCGTGTATGTTGCAGTTACAGCATAATTTCCAATGCTGCCATAACTTTGTAATGGCACAGATGAACTTGGATTTAAATAGTCTGCATTTGTAATCATCAATGGAATTTGATTTGTAAATGTAGTAGTTGATTTATTCCACTCGTAAATTCCCCATGTAGAATTAACTGTATCTAACCATGATGTTCCATTATTTGGATTACCTAATGGGCGATTTAAACTGGCAGATAGAGCAGCAAGATCAATATTAGCTCTCAGCACATAGCATTGATTAGTTACACCTAATGCTGAATAAGCAGCAAGTAAGCCGTATTCATTAAGTTCATACCCGTTAATAGGTGTACCATTTGTAGTTGTGTAAAAGAATGGTATTCCATAATTAGCTGACAATGCTCTTTGACTTGATGCCAAGAATAATTTATCAGCATTAACCGCCAATGTTCCTGGAGCAATGCCTGCACCGTCTGCCGATAATTTGTTTGAAGCAGTTGCGATAACTACTAGAGGAACTGAGTTAGTTGCAGCTGGAAGATATTGACTTTGATCAACGACTGTGACTTGTACGCCTGGGGAAACTAATGTGCTAGACATAATGTAAATCCTTTTTAATAATATACAATATTTAGTAAATTATCGAAAAAAGTCTAACAATCGCAAGCTATATATAGATTCTGGTTTATAAAACTGCTAAATAGTACAAAATATAACAGTAATGGACACAAAAATGATTAGGCCAACATGCAATACTTGTAATCAACGCCCCAGAGCTATTGCATATCATAAGTATGGCAGAATTTATTATCGTAGCATGTGTTCTCAGTGTATACGTAAAAATAAAAAACTTAAAGTTCCAAGAATGCGATGGGAACTAGCTGGATATAAAAAGAAAATTTTGTGTGACAGATGTGGGTTTAGGGCTAGATGGGCGGCACAATTGTTAGTTTTTCACATAGATGGAAATTTAAATAATAATGTTGCCCGTAATCTAAAAACAATTTGTCAAAATTGTGTGGTAGATGTGGCTAAGTCTGATTTGCCTTGGAAACAGGGAGATCTTGAAGCGGATCACTAGCATTCTTAATGCCTAACACCAACGAATCAACTTGAGAATATAGCTCATCCATCGATCTGCTGTTATCTAATATATAATCAAAGTCAGTGCCTGCCCATGCTGTTTCACTGGCATGTACATTAAAATTAGCCAACACTGATTTATTACTAGCCCAACTTAAATTCTGAGTGGGACCACCATTTACTACTTCTGCGGCATGAAACCACTCTGGATCAGGACCTCGCTTTGTTCTAATAACTAATCCGCCAGAGGATTTAATTGCGGCAAGTTCATTTGGAAAACGACAATCTGAAATTACTACATTATCTTTAAGATTTCTTATTTTATTTTCAATACTGGCAATCCAAATATCATCATGAAATCCTTTACGCATTACTTCAGTACCCCAGTATTGAAGCACCCAACGTGGGGTTAGTTTAGGCATGTTCAATCGTTCTGCCCACCATAAATCTACTTGCTCACGCCATTCCCTAGACGCTGTAGTGCGTCCTTCTAATAGAATTCTGTCCCATCCGAATACAGCGGACACTGCATCTTTCAGAGTTCCGGCAAAACTTTCTCTACGAAATCCATGCACGTTTACTAGATAATCAGCAACTGTGTCTTTGCCGCTGCCTATTAGTCCAGAAATTCCGATAATCATATGTTGTCCTTTATCATTGATGATGACATTAAATACCAACCTGACCTATGGGATCCTAGTTGTATAAATCCTAAGTCTGTATAAAACTTAGGAATCTCTGTTGTAATTATAATTGTTCTATCACGACTGGCAGCAAATTCAACTGCTTTAGCTGTTATTTGTTTACCTATGCCCCGATTTCTATAGACTGGATCAACACATATCCAGGTCAAATCATAAAAATATTGTAGACTTGATTCACTAATAATACCAAATCCCACTAACTTATCATTATCTCTGGCCAATATGTAAAATTTGGGATTTTCAATAAGATTGATTAGATATTTTACTTTTTCAATTTCAATGCGATGTTCAATATTTTTTGATATTAATGGTGGCATTTTTCCAGCAGGAGTATATATAAAAGATTGTGTAAGTAACTCACCTGCTTCAGTTGGATCATGTAACTTATTGCATATTTCTATTAAAATCATCTAAGTTTTGCCACATTTAAATGTTTAAGAGTTTTCTGCAACATGTCTATTTGCCGTCTGCAATCCTCTAATGCATGATGACTAGTGACAGGTTTTGGGCAATCAGGCCACAAACTGTACACAGTTCTTGCATCTCTCACCTTGAAAAATTGCCAAGGATAAGGCTTTCCACGACTGGTAAATGCGTTTTCTAAAATACATATGTCGAAAGTTATTCCATTTGTCCAGATCAAATCGCTTTTCCAGCACAATTTATGTAGATCATCTAGTGCTTGATCTAGTGGAATTCGGTTATCTTCAGCCAGTGCCTCTGCAGCCGCCTCTGGCTGCGTTCCCCACCATGCAATAGTGTCTTCACTCACTTTTCTGTCTTCTTGGCCTTCTAGTGCAATACGTGCATAATAGTGATATTTCTCACTATATCCTTTGCCAAGTGGGTCAAAACATTGAGCCGCTATTGTTAAAATAGTAGCGTCTGGTGTTGCCGCTAGGGTTTCTAAATCCATCATTATATCCATGTTATTAGTATAATAGGATAGATTTTAAATAACAATCTTTTTGGTTATTTAATTATCCAATTACCCAGGTCAATGGCTGTGATCCATCTACATAGTCAACTAAATCTTTTAGACATTGAGCAAACATTTCTTTGGCTTCTGCCTTCATGGCAGCGCCATTTAGCGTTGTTCCGCCTTGTGGGCCGGCTATGGTACCAAATTTTTCACGTGCCTCACCAATAATCATCTTACAGTTTGCGTACATATAATTACGTATCCACTGCTTAATTTGAAAATCACTGAGTAAATTCACTTCTGGCTTTAAATTATAAGTCCACAATAAAACATTCTCGCCAGTACCCTTAGGATCACGGATTAATTGAAGTTTTTTGGTTACTGGGTTCCAAGTGTAGTTCATATAGGCACCAAACATTCGTCCTGCTAGCTCAACATACTGCGAATAAAAATCATACGTGGCCAATCCACCTGCCACGTTAAAATTCATTAGATAAACGTTCATTGACGCCTGACTAAATGGGTCAAAATTTGAGGCAAATGGGCCGGTTGAGTCACCAAAGGTTCTACGGAATATCTGACGAACCTGAATAACTTCATCTGGTAAATCGTAGATATTTACGTTAGTGACCAATTCCATAAACGTATAACTTTCTTCATATGCGTTTTGCGCTCGCTGACGATAAGTCCCAATAGCATTACGATAAGCCGACTCATAATGACTAGCATCCAGCTCTATGTCAATAATATTATCGCCTAACTGTAGTCTAACGTATTCGATTAGATCTTGTTTAAGTGTTTCTAAAGTAGATTGAGATTGTTCTGCCATATGGACTCCATGTCCATATATTTAGCAGATTACCAAGCCTTTAATATAATCAAGTTGTCATTGCTACGACCTGTATATTTGGTTTCCGTAGTATTAATCTCTTTAAACGCTTTACGTGCCGCTGGTTTTCCTGCAGTCATGATAATCTTAATCTGTTCTTTGGGTTTGCGTAAAGTCTTTTGCACAGTAGTGACCGCATCGAATGCCAGTAATGACGAGCCTTTAATCGTAAATGTTCCTGCGTGAGTATCTGCCACAACATACATTAATTTGCGCTTGACCACATCATAAATGAAGGCTTCAGTAGCACCTACTAAACTTGTAGCAGGCAATGATTTAAGTCCAAGCTCAGCAAATTCTTTAAGATATTTGAATTTGATTGCTATTTTTTCAGGACTCACTGCCTTTTTGGCGCGAGGTTTACGCTCCACTTTCTTGAGCGAAATATAGGATTGACAGTCGGCCAATACTGTTTCACAGAATTTTACACAGCTTTTTAACTGTGTCTTAGTAAGATGACTATACCCTTCAACCAACTGTGGATCTTTGCCTTCTACCACTTCTTCAAGTTCCACTAATCGTAATTTCCATACGGCAGTGATATGCGAAATCATTTGTGTGGCAATATTCATGCCGCGAATTAGTGAGATGGGCTTGAAATTTGCCGACATTTTGGCGTCAGCTTCAATAAAATCATCATACATTGCCTCTAGTTCGGCAGCACATTCTGATGCTTTTTCTCGTAGATGATCTTGGATGGTCAGCTTTTGTTGTGCTGTTTCCTCTGAAGTAGCAACAGCTTTTTGTTCTTCTTGTTTAGAAGATAATAACTCGGTAAGATGCTCATCCAGTATAGATTGCTCATGTTCTTTGAGAATTAACCCCAACAATGTCATTCTGCAAATCCATCCTGTTGTTGTTTTTACACGACTATCCGAAATGCCACGCATTAATTTTGCTTCTTTGGCTTTTTGATTAATTTCAAAATATTGAATAATCATGTCTCTGGCATCTTTGCGAGTATAAGAATAATTATACCAATTGAATGCTTTTGTTAACGCGGTAACTCGATTATCATCGGTGGGTTGCGTAGGCCATTCTGGTTCTGAACCAATAAATTTGGCATCTTCGCCGCGTGGGACCAGTCGTTTGATTGTAGTTGAAAGTTTTTTCATAGTTCTATTATAGTATATATGTTGGGAGATGTCAACCTAACAGCATCGCAAAAATTATGTGATGATCTAAATTGTCTAAAAGTATAACTGCTGCCGCCTGTAAATCATTGTATCTTAGCGTTTCTTTCTTAAGACGCCTACATTCTACTGATTCTCTGCTAATTTCTTTAACCACGGAATCAATATTTCTAATCATTTTCTGAAGATCGCGGAGTGCCACCTTGTTCTTAACTCCGACAAGTTGTTTTTCCGCAATTGATAGACGTTCAATAATTTCATTCATAAAGTAATTATATGTATTTTAGAATTAATTGTCAATTGAACATTAACTAAATACTAGACTATGCCAAGATTAAGCCTATATCGTCCAAATCGTACCTCCGATTACCAGTACCTAGATCGTATCATATCCGAACGATATACAGTCGGTGGTCTTGATGTTTTTGTACACAAATACATGGGACCGATTGTGGATACAACAGACAATCCTGGTAATAAAGATGCGACTTTGCCAGTGTATACATCACAAAATCCAATGTTTATTGAAGATTTGCTGTTATTGGAAAATAGAGATCGTGCCTATGATCCCAACGTTTATATCATGCGTATGGTCTACATTCATCAGGATATCAACTTTGATCTAACACAATTTGGATTGTTCCTAAACAACGATACCTTATATTTGACCACTCATTATAATGATATGATTGACAGTTTTGGACGTAAATTGATGACAGGTGACGTATTGGAATTACCAAATATGAAGGATTATTACCCGTTAAATCAAAATGTTACCAGAGCATTGCCCAAATTTTACGTTATCCAGGATGCTGCATATGCTGCAGAAGGGTTTAGCCAAACTTGGTTACCTCATATATGGAGAATAAAAGCCACTCCGATGGTTAATGCACAAGAATATCAACAAATTGTCAACCAGCCGTTAATGCCAGATAATATTTGGGATAATGGAAACTTTTATCCACAAGGCATGGTAGTTGATAACGGTGGAAAATATTACGAAGCGACAAAAAATGTACCCCCAGGCACTGATATTAATGATCCAACTTATTGGGCATTGATTGAAAAACCAACTACTATGGGTGATATTAATTCAACAAGAAATAAAGATTTGGCAATCAATGATGCGTTAGTTATACAGGCCAATGTTGAAGTTCCTTTATCTGGATATGATAACGTTTCATTTTATATATTGCCCACTACCCCTACTGGCGAACCAAGTTCACAAGGATTAAATGCCAGTGAAACAATCCCAACAGTAGACAGTGATCAAATTGGAGAAGGCAATACTCCAAAGAATTTTGGATGGACCATAGGATATTTAACAGGTGGCAAGATGGCTCCTAATGGATTACCAGTCACTCCTGGAGTTAGTTTTCCACTTAGTCCAAGCACAGGAGATTATTGCTTACGATTAGATTATTTTCCAAATAGACTGTTTAGATTCAATGGTGGAGCATGGTTATCTATCAGTGAAGATGTACGTACTCCATTAGATTGGGGTCCACAAAATCAAACTCAACGAAGTTCTTTTGTCAATAATACATATACGGTGCCATCAACCGACCAAGGTAATATCCCATCACGCCAATCATTATCAGAATTACTTAAACCAACGGCTGATAATGGCAATGATGGTGGAAATTTACCACCTAAACCAAGACCTCCAGGACGATAATGCAACAATATTTTTTTGACGGACAAATACGTCGATTTATAACTCAATTTGCCAGAATGTTTTCTGGATTTCAAGTAGAATTTGGACGAAATGAAGCAGGTGCTGCAAACACAGGAGATACTCTTTATCGTGTGCCAATACGTTATGGTGACAGTACCCGACAAGTACAAACTATTTTACAAGAAAATAGTGCAAGCAATATGCCATCTACACCTTTAATGACATTTTACATCACAGGGCTAGACTTTGATCGTCCACGTATGCAAAATCCAACTTATATTGATAACAAAGCCATACGCCAGAGAGAGTATGATCCTGCAACTGGAATCTATGAAACAACTCAGGGCAATGCATTTATGGTTGAGCGTTACATGCCTGCCCCATATAAACTTTCAATTAATTTAGACATTTGGACTAGTAATACCAATCAAAAAATGCAAATTTTAGAGCAAATGTTGCCCTTATTTAATCCAAGTTTAGAAATACAAAGCACAGATAATTTTTTAGACTGGACAAGTTTAAGCATAGTTGAGTTAGTAAGTACAGGATGGAGTAGTCGTAGTATTCCTCAGGGAACAGAAGATCCTATTGACATTTCTACAATTAAATTTGCGTTGCCAGTATGGCTATCATTGCCTGCCAAAGTTAAAAAGTTGGGTGTGGTTGAAACTATTATTGCTTCTATATTTGATGGGTCAGGTGATTTGGTAAATGCAATATCTGATAGTGATTTGCTCCTAGGAACACGACAGTACATCACACCCTACGGATATCAAGTTGTATTAATCGGCAATAAATTGCAAATTTTAGCACGTTCTGCCACTGTTGACGAGAATAATTTTCAACTGCCACCTCCGGATCCAGTTGAGCCAAGTAATATATTATGGACACCCATAGTTAACATGTATGGCGTATTGCGTCCAGGCATAAGTGTGGTTGCATTAACTCAAGAAGATGGTAGTCAAGTATATGGAACGGTAAGCTTTGATCCTTCTAACGATCAATTTTTATTATTTTCAGTAATGCCAGAATCTATACCAGCAAATACAATGGCACCAGTTAATTCAGTTATTAACCCTCGTGTTAGCGGGCCTGGACAAGGATTACCCGCTGCTGCATTTGGTCAAAGATATTTGCTGACTGAATCGACCGGAAGTGACAACGGATATGCACAATCATGGGCAGGTACAGTGGGCGAAATATTAATTGCCTATCCAAATGACATCATTCAATATGATGGTTCACGCTGGGTAGTTTCTTTTGATGGGCAATCAAGTCCTGTAAATACACAATACGTGACAAACATTACAACCGAAATCCAATATCGGTGGACAGGTTATGATTGGGTTAAGTCATATCAGGGATTATATCCGGGCGGCCAATGGAGTCTTATAATTTAAAAATTGTCAATGCGGTTGGCATTTGGTTTTACAGCCAATCTACTAATCGTTATCTATATCTACTAAGAAATGATGTTAAAAATCCTGATTCATGGGGGTTAGCAGGTGGAAAAATAGAATCGGGTGAAAGCATTATGGCGGCAATGGTACGAGAATGCGAAGAAGAACTAGGATCTATGCCTGATTATATCAAGCTAATGCCGTTAGAAAAGTTTACAAGTGCCGATAATGGCTTTGTATATAACACTTTCTTTTGTATTGTAGCAGATGAATTTAAACCAATTCTTAATGATGAGCATCTAGGATATGCTTGGATTGATTCAGGAACTTGGCCTAAACCTTTGCATCCCGGATTATGGAGTACAGTAAATTTTGAGGCTGTACGCAGCAAAATAGCTATTATACAAACTCAACTTCAAACATCACAATGAGTTATAAAATCTCTATTTGATAAAGTTTTTGTATTTGGGCATGATAACCATTCTGGTGGCATGTTAAGTTCATTACCAACCATGATAAACATAGTTCCACTGTAGGCGGTTATGATATTAGTGACTTGTTGAATCCAATTATCATGTCCTGCCACGGTTTCTTTACAGTAACCTATTAAATAAACTTCTTTATGTCCATCGAATGCCGCAAGATAAATGGGTAATACTGTAGTACATATGTGTGGGTATTGCGGAATTAAATAAAATTCACCTGTTTTTTTTGTGCAATTTTTAGCAGTTGTATATACAATGTTATTTTTTGTATAATTACTTTCTATTAGTAATTGTAAATTATTGTAATC